TCAAGCCTCCCTGCTTTTAAGCTCAAGCACCTTTGCCTCAATTGTTTTTACAAGATAATGCGAAAAGCTCCCAAAGTTTTTATCTATAAGGGATCTGCACTCGGGTGTGAGGGCGGATACAATTTCATTATACGCCCTCTCCGACAGAGCAATAAGCTCCGATTTGCCGGCCCTGCCGTCCTTTACGGCCGCCCGCAGCTCCTTTGCGGCAGTCTGCTCTATCTGTGCGACTGTCTTAAAGGTTATATCCTCAAGATCATCTATGGCATCCAACAGAAGCTTTCTCCTTTCGGAGCTTTTAATTTGGCTTGCCTCCGCCTTTATCCTCTGCGCAAGCCTTCCGGCGGCCGCAGCACCATAGGCAAAGAGCAGCGAAAGCAACGCCAGCGCTATGTCAACGATAATCCGGCTTAAAAGCCCGTGTATCTCATCCATTTTTTCTCATCCTCTCTTGTATTCTATATATTTAGCAATAAAGATTTTACATGGGGGATATAGTTTGATGGAAGAAATTTTTTTCACCCGTAAGGAATACATCTAAGAAAAGCGCCTGATGACATACCCGTGAGACATTTCCCAGCAAGGCGTCTTTTCGTTGCTATTAAAAATTTCTGTAAGCAATTATATCCTCCATGTTTGTAAAATCTTTATTGCATCCTATATAATTCTATTTCTCCATACTGCTGCCGAAATTGCTGCCGGAAAGAAATTTCTGGAGGAACAATTTTTTGAGACCCGTGAGGAATACATCCAAGGAAAACGGATTTATGCTCGTTCCCCAGAGACGTTTCCCTCAAATACGTTTTCCGATGCTGTTAAAAATTGTCCCGGAAGATATTTCTTTCCTGACTTGCATATATACTAATCCACCATCTTGCCAAGTATCCCCATCACCTCTCCCACGGTAATGGGCTGATCCATTTTGTCCCTCCAGTAGCCGGGGGTCTGTATAATGTTTCTTGCTATGAGCTTTTCAAAGCCCTCCCTCTGCCATGCGGGGATGCTGCTGTTTTCAGATGTGCCGGGTGTTACAGGCTCATTTGACATGGCCTTTAAAATATTCACTATATCCGCTCCGTAGCCCTTGCCGGGGTACGCCCAGCCTGCCCCGTTGGGATTATCCTCATACCCCAGCCACTCGACATACCTTGCGGAGCCCCTTTTTACCAATCCGAATCTGGGATCGACAACCTCCTGCTTTAAGGCTTCGGTGCTTGCATATGCCTTTAAGTGCTGTATCTGAGCCCGTACTCCCGTTCTCGGGATGTCAAAGCTTGCCGCTTGCCCCTCCGGATTTCCGCTCAAGGCGCCTATGCCCCCATAGTTATTCTGCTCGGGCAGCACCACTCCTCCGTACTTGAAGTACCCCGTTTCCTTAAGGCTCTGTGCCCATGCCACATCAGCCCTTACGCCCTCAATTCCCGCCTCCTCGGCAAAAAGGCCAGCCAGCTCTTCTAAGGAGCAGTTGGGGAGCTTGGGGCTGGCGTTGCCTTTTACGGCATATGATATCATTTGCGAGGTGTGCAATTGGGAGGCTCCCATTATAGGAGTGAGATCCTTTTGATCGCCTCCGTCCTTCCAGCTTATGCCTAAAAATGCCGCCACTCCCTTTGCTATTCCCAGCGCCGCCTTGTCTAAAAAGGCTTCATTCCTTAGAAGAGCCTCTTCGTCGGGATTGTTTATGAAGCATAGCTCAACCAGCGCGGCGGGCATTTTTGTTTCCCGGAGCACAGAATAATTTGCAAACTTAACTCCCCTGTCGGTCAGGCCAATGCTTTGCACAAGGCTCTGCTGCACAGACCTTGCAAGCCTTTCGCCCTGCCCTCCGGCGGCAAGCGCGTATGTCTCTGTTCCGTTTGCCTTTGGCGTGCCCGCGCTGTTTATATGTATGCTCAAAAAATATTTTGCGTTTGAGCTGTTGGCTATTGCCGATCTGTCGGACAGACCTATAAACACGTCTGTGGTTCGTGTAAGAGCCACGGTTATTCCCTGCCCTGAGATCATTTCTGCCGCCTTTAAAGCAAGCTTCAATGTTACTTCCTTTTCCTTCAGCCCCGTGGGGCCCACAGCACCCGGGTCACTGCCCCCATGACCCGCGTCAATCATTATATCCGGCATATCTCTCCCCCTCCTTAGAAGTATTTGGTTTCATTAGCAGCAGAAAGTAATTATCCGCTTTTCCGGTGCTTAACGTTGTTCCAACGTTTCTAAAATTATACCGGAAGATATTACTTTCCCAGCCGATATAGAACTTGTTATTTTCATTTTATGGCACTGAGGTGTTTTAGTGACAGCTATTGTTATTTTATTGCCCCTGCCATCTTCCCCGTTATCTCGGGACCCAAAATCATTGCACACAGCACAAGGGCAATTATGAAAACCGTCAGTATAAGTATTTTGTCAAAGAAGTCCTTTTTTGCCATGGACTCCACCACGTTTGTCAGCCTGATAACGGCGTCCTCCACAGCGTCTATTCTTTTGGACTGGCTGCCGAGCCGCTCCTCCGCCGTCTTAAGCTTGTCGTCTACCGCCTTGTGCCTCTCGCTGCACACCTTCTCAAGCACGCTCTGATTGTTCTCGTTCATTCTCACTGCTCCTTGTCTGTGTTACAATATTGTATACTATTCCAAAATATAGGGTTAGGACTTTTCTTATGATATATGTTATTTTAAGTAATTACAGAGCCATTTCTTGTTATGTTACCGATTGAACAATATTTTTCATAGTCGTTCCTATTGAGAATGGCTCGACTCTTGAAGATGTAGAGGAGGAACTGGTCCACAAATATAATGTTATAGTTCCTGGGGCTGAAAGGTAAATATCTTCTGAGCAGTATACACCTCCATTATTTGTTACAGACTTTTCTATAACAACCGAATTATTGGCACGGATTTGTGCGTAGACAAGAGCACTTCCATATGATCTTAGGTAAAACTCTACTCTATAATAGCCTTTATAGTTTACGGTTACTTCCCGCATTTTTTCGGGTAAGGTATCACTTGTATCAATAATTTCTCTTGCCTCATAGATAATAGCATTTCCTGCGCTCATCTCAAGCTCGCCTGTTACTCCAAAAATATTTACTCCATTCTTTATATTACCCGCAATCAGATTTGTATCTCCCTTGACATATCCGCCCCCATTGTGATATCCCGCCAATATAGCCTGATTTGCTGTCCCCGGTGTTATAGTAACCGAACCTCTGTTAACCATAGTCCCGGTCTGATCTCCTACGTCATTTGTAAACGTCTTTCCGCCTAATACATCCCCGGCCCCCGCCGTTCCACCACCTCCTTCACCCTGTAATATAAAATTTATGCCGTTGTATTTAAGGGAATATATGCTACCGCTCTTAAGCTTCCCCGCCGTCATTGCATTTCCCTTTGAATCAAGTATGCTTTTAGCTCCTAGGCCGTCTACGTTTATTGTGGACGCTCCTGTGTTGATCACATTTATTTTTACCGCAATTCCCATTCCGCTTGCATATTCTGCGGGCGCAGGGTTTAGGGATGCCAAATAGGCGTTTGCGCTTCCCGTGGCCTCGGCATACCCCGGCTGCCGAACATAGTCGGCCAGCATTCCCTGTATCTGGCTCTTATCGGCCTTTGCGGCTACCGCCGCGTCTATCTTATTCATGTTTTCGTTTATGACTTGCCTGCGGAAGTTGTCATTCTCGTCAGGCTTTTCTAAGTTAAGATTGGTTGTATATGTTGCCATTTCTTTCTCCTCTCATTAAAAAAGGGCCTTTAAAGGCTCTTTTGGTTTAAATTCTATGGTTTATATTAAAGCAAATTACACATTTTTAGTATTCTATAGCCATCCACCAAGATGCAGTTACTGTGCCTGGAAGTCCATTCCAACCATTAGAGTGACTAAACCTTAATCCAACAGAAAACCCATTTTCGTCAGACTGTGCAGAGCCCCCAACATAAGTTGAGTTTGAATCTCTCGAATAAGTACTAACACCCATACCTCCAGAATAATATAAGGAAGTATTTACAGCTATTGATATTACAGCTGAAAGAGATGTCACACCAGAAGCTCCTCCACCTGTAAAACCAATTAAAATAAGCCCCGCTCTGAAACCAATGTCTGATACACTAAATGTTTTAACCACTTCATGCTCTAATCTAACATTTACAGTACCTGATGCAATTCGTTTTAATATACCTGTCCCTGTCAATTTTGTTTTTGCATTAGTGTTATAAAATGTTTTTCCACTTACAACATCGTTAATAGTTGCCGTACCTGTCAAGGCCAGAATTCCGGTCTGATCCCCGGCGTCATTTGTAAACGTCTTTCCGCTTAATACATCCCCGGCCCCCGCCGTTCCACCACCTCCTTCACCCTGTAATATAAAATTTACGCCGTTGTATTTAAGGGAATATATGCTGCCGCTCTTAAGCTTCCCCGCCGTCATTGCGTTGCCCTTTGAATCAAGTATACTTTTAGCTCCTAGGCCGTCTACGTTTATCGTAGACGCTCCTGTATTGGTAACATTTATTTTTACCGCAATGCCCATTCCGCTTGTGTATTCTGCGGGGATAGGGCTTAGGGATGCTAAATAAGCGTTTGCACCCCCCGTTGTCTCAGCATACCCCGGCTGCCGCACATAGTCGGCCAGATGCCCGCTAAAGGCATCCTGCCCTGCCTTCTCCCCCATCGCCGCGTCTATCTTGTCCATACCTGCCGAAAGTCTTCCAATAGCTTTTGTATTACTGTCAGCTTGTGCCTTCAAATTTGTTGCGTGAGCCTCAGTAATGGCAGGTATTGTTGTTAATGTACTATCATAATAATAACCGTACTCATAATAAGTACCATCAGGAGCTTCCTCCACGGCAAATGCAAGTCTATCTGCCCTAACCGCTACAATATCTAGGGGGATAGGCTTAAATATTCCCGTGTCTATGTCTATAGCATTGATAAAATCCATGTCCTGTATCGGTCTGCTGCTATCCTCTATTTCTATATATCCATTGCGAACAACCCCAACATTTGTTATAGCAGGCTCAACTGTAATTGTGCCGTTCGGCTCCGCGATGAGCTGCTTTGACGGGCCGTATGTGACTATTGGAGTAGCAAGCTGGTATATTATTTTGTAAGGCGTATACCCTGCGTAAGAAGCTGTCGGTGTCATACTGGTTAATCCAGTCCCATCGGTTATCTTTTTCCAGTACTTCGTACCACTTCCACTGTATGGGGTTGAACCATCTGAATTGCACAATTGCCAGCCATAGAAATATGCCTTGATTTCATCCTGACTTGGTACGTAACCGTCGAGAAAACCCGTCTTTGAGTCGGATACAGTTAAATAAAATATTCCAGTCGTAGCCTTTAAACATCTGTTATCGGCCCCCACATGTAGCAAAGACGTACCCGTTGATCCGCTATAATCAACTACAAAATACCCCGGAAACTGACCCAGTCCACCTATCCCCTCTTGTGCAAAATTAAATAGCTTAAACGCTTTTGAAGGTGGAAACTGCCCTTCATAATACCAATCCAAGTCCCCTGTAAGCTCAACCCAGTCACCACATATATTCTGCGTATTCTCCCCCGTCAGCACATCGTATTTATCCGACACCCCGCCTACCGATTTCATACTGCCCTGCGGCGGCTGAATATAGGATGCTGTTTCTGTGTAGGGTTCATAATTTGTAGCCGTTGTACCTAGTTCTATTTGCAGCCGGGCTGAAGTTATATCTACAGGATATACTATAGGGTCATTATATTTCCTGATTATAACCCGACAAAACTTTACATCTATAGGTACAGTTATTGTTGATGGAGAAATTAATTCTCCGGCATTGCTGACATAATTATATCCGGCATCATAGTATATGACAGACCTTATATCCCATCCAGAAGTGCTAAGTGTATACACCGACCCTGCATTTATTGGAAGATAAGTTTTTGTTCTGAGTCTTATTTCAGAAGCTGCATTAATTCCCGTATTTATGGATATAGTACCTTGCTCCCAAAACTCTTCACTTGTGGAGATTATATTTTTCCCTATACTTGTTACCTTCACCGGGCCTGATGATTGGGTTTCATTAATATACGGATACTTTGCCATCAGCTCCGCATCGGTAAGGTTGTTGTAGTCATCTGCAGTTATTTCATTCAGCATTACGCCGTCTACATAGCCGTATTCACCCTTGTTTCCATTTAGTGCCACACAAAAATTATTCCCCAGGGGCATAGCTGCTATCTGAGCAGGGGTAGCTTTTTTACAAATACGGGTAAATGATGTAGGGGATAGTATAAGGATTTGAGCGGGTGTTGTCTCTATTGTTAGCCGACACCCTCCACTGAGAGTCCCCGAACATACGTATGCCGAAAGCATATAATATGTATTACTCTTTAAGGGTAAAGATTCTTTGCTCTTGTTGATTAAATATCCGCCATCCGATACCGCTATAGTGCCTTTAAAACATTGTGTTCCAAAGACTTTTTTAGTGGCGTCATTTTCTTTGGTCACGCGATAACTTAACCACTTACTCGCATCCTCACAATCCCCGTCACTACCGAATAAATTCGTATATGTCCTGCCTTTAACCGTAAACTTATCAAATACGCTTGTTACAGTTGATTGCGGCAAAGTGAGCATAGGTGCCTCATATGTTGTTTCGACTGAATACGTGGGTTCTTCCAAAGCATCCATGCGGCCCGACAGCAGCTCCGCCTGACTTCCGGCTGCAAAAACCGCCGCGTCTATCCTGTCCATATTGTCGTTTATAACCTGCCTCCGCAGGTTCTCCCCTCCAAGGGGCTTTTCCAGATTAAGGTTCGTCGTATATTCCGCCATTTCTTATCCTCCTTAAGGTTCAAATATTTCCATCTCGTCCCACGTCATCGACTCCTGCACACCGGGTATTATAAGGTCGAATTCGTCCCATGTGAGGTTGGGTTTTTCCTTTAAAAACGGCCTGTACGCCTCAAGCTGCTTCCATGTCATCGACTCCTGCACCCCGGCCGTGAGCACGTCAAATTCCCTCCACAGCAGGTAGGTGTATTCATACACTATCTCAAGATGCGCCTGAACAATGTCGTCAAGCTGCTTTTTAAGCAGTCCGAGCTCCGCCGGTATTCCCCTCTCTCCCACAAACCTTATTCTTATTCTGCCGTCAAAGCTCACCTCTACCTCACCGTTTGAATACGCCTCTGCCACCGACTTTATCATTGCGGGCGTTACCTTTTGTACTCCCCTCATTTTTGCCTTGAGGCGCGCCCTCCTGTCCTCATAGGAAAGCTGGGGGCTTGTACTAAGCCCGTACTCCTTCTCCCACAGCTCAAGCCCCCATGTCGCGGTGTCGGCAAACAACTGATCCAAAAGCTCTTCCGTTCTGTCCCTGAGGGTGTCCAGCTCCCGCCCCTCCGCCTTAAGCACCGACTTGAATATCCTAGATGTGTGATAGTACAGCGGTACATATGACAGCATTACATCATACCTGCTCATGAAAGGCTCACCGTCCCCACGACAGCCACCTGCTCGGGGCCGGGAATTATATTTCCGCTGTCTCCGTTTACAGTAAGCCCGGTGTAGTCACTGCCCCCCGTCTGGGATATGCTTTCCAAAAGTATTGTGCCTATTCTGGCATAGCTGACAGGTGCTCCGGTAAATGCAATATCGGCCAGATAGGCCGCCAGAGCCCTTTCAAATAGAGGCGCTACCTCCGATGCATCCGCCCCGCTTACTTCCGCGGTGACGTTTATTTCCACAGCCTCGGCCGGTGCCACGGTGCAATATGCCCCTATGGGAGCCTGCCCCTCTCCACAGCCTCCGGAGCCGGGGTCAATATATTGCTGTACATCGGCTACAAGCTCCTCCGATGCGGGCTGCTTGTTTGAGTCAATTATAACCACCTTTACCGTTCCCGCTCCGTTCCATAGTGGGAATACCTTTGCTGCTCCCACACCCGGAAATTCCTCAGCCCAGTTCTTATAATGGTATTTATTCCCCGAGGTAACGGGGGCCTGTACCTTGCTGAAATAGCGCAGGCGCAGCGATTCGTCGCTTTCCTCGTCGGCACCCGCATTGATGTATTCGGTGCTGCGGGCCGAAATAAAGCCCGGAATAGCCACCGGGGCAATGAACTGTGTAAGAGGAGCTATCCCCCCCATATTTCCCGCCGTCTCATTTTCAAAGCGTATCAATACCTTACCCGTTTGCCCCACCGTTTTTGTCTCCGCAGAAGCAAACCTTATATTTCCCTGCCACGTGGCAAGTATGTCCCCCGTATTTATCACCGAGCCCACCGCAGCGGTAACCTCTATTGTGCCCGTTCCCTTTGTCGCCGGCTTCCTGCCGATACCCCTTTCGGAGGTTATCTTGTCTAAGTACTCTCCGTAAGCGCTTTCGGCAAAGCCTAAGCCAAGAAGCCTGTCAAGCTGCTGATATGCCAGTGTCAGCTCCAGAGCGGCAGGGCTCACGGCATCATTGAAGAAATCACCCTCCGCTGTGTTTATTCCCTCCGGCGCGTTTGCCAGCATTCTATTTTTTATAGCCTGTTCTGTCTCATTCTCATACATTTATACCTTCACCTCCATATCAATTGTGCCGCTGTCAAAGGTATGCACCCGGAACTGTATTTCGAGAGAGCTTCCGCTCCTTAGAAATCCAAAGTCTCCTACATCCGTGATCCTTGGATCATGTATAAGGGCATCTGTTATCTGCTCCTTTATTTCGCTTATAAGCAGCTCATAGGGCAGACCCTTCTCCATAAGCCCTTCAAGCGTTATTCCATAATCAAAGCTGTATATGGGGAACCGGAACCTTTCAGTCCTTACGGTTTTTTCTATCCAGCTTTTAAGCACTTCAAGGCCTTCTCCCACATACACCTTGTTGTCTACCGTTTTGAACTCCCCCTTTTCAAAATCGAATATGGGGGTTCTTCCATATGACACCTCCCCGGTGCCCAATGCCGCGCTTACGTCAATCTCCGTACCGCTTTGCGGAAATATATCAGCCATACTCCACCACCCTGTCTATTACAATATATTTTTGGCCTCCCGGCACCTCCTGAACAAGCACCCTGTCACCCGCCTTCAAGGTATCCTCAAACTTAAGCTCTGCGTATGACAGCTCTATACCGGCATTCTCCATGTCCAGCCCGTTAAGCTGGTGTGAATGACCCTGTGCCTCGCCGGTACTGCCCGAAAGCGTTCCGCTTCCCCTTCTCAGGCTGTTGGAGTCACGTGCCGCGGTCTGCTGCGTGTGTCCCAAATCCCTCACCACACCAGGCTCGCTTTTAAGGCTTACTATCCTTGTGCCGGACATCAGCCTTTCGCAGACAACCAGGTCTGTGCGGGACAGCTCGGCCTTCATGTTGTCCACCCTTATTACCAGCCCGGGATAAGGCGATATAACCGTCGCAAGCTCAAAGCCCCTGCTTCGGCCCGCTATAACCGTCCCCGCCTCTTTCCTTATCAAATTAACCAGCTCTGCCGCTCCCAAAACACCACCTCCTTACTCCTCATACTCCATGGCAGGCACGTCGTCGGTGCGTGTCAGCTTAAGCTTCATTGTGTGCCTCGTCCCCTCTATTATGTGGCTGTCCTGATCCACATAAAACACACCCGAAAGGCCCGTGACAGGCTCGGTTACCCTTACAGCCGCTCCTGCCTCCACCTCGTCTAAGCCTATTGCCTCTATATCTGCCTCTATTTCCTCCCTGCAAAGCTCCTTCAGCATCGTCTCGGCAATCTGGCGTATGGTGGATCTGTTTATGTTGTCTCCCGACTCCTCGTGTGTCTCCTGCATTATTCCGTAAAGCTTCTGCATTTCTTTATTTTGGGCGGTGTATACAAGCTCTGTTTCGCTTCCGTCCTGTGCCGTCAGCTTTCCCACAAGCTTTATCTGGTTTTTCATGTCCTCAATGGAGGCCGACGTCGACGCCGCCAAAAGATTGGCGCCCTCCTTAAGCACAAGATACACCGGCTGGCTGCTTTTACGCACTATATTAAGCTTTCCTTCCTTGAAATACACCCTGTATTTTGTACCGCTTTGCTTTGCAGTCTCGGTAAGGGCGGTCACAATTATGTCCCAAAGCGTTTTGTCCCTGAAAATAAGCTTGGGGAATATTATTTTGGTGTCCTCAAGCTTCCCTGCGGGTATGCCGAAGCTGCGGCATATTTTTTCTGCTATCTGGCTGGCCTTTATCTGCTCAAACCTGTTGGTGTCCTTGTTTTTTACAAGATATACCGCATGGGTATATGCAGTAATCTTCAAAGCCCCCTTATCGTCCCTGTCCTGTCTGAAAACAACTCCCCTCATTATCTCACCGTCGCCGTTCCTTAAGACAAGCAAGTCCCCGTTTTTAATATTAAGCCGGGGTATGAAAACGTCTGTGCCGTACACAAGAGAAATATCCATTTTCCTTACGGCAGAAGCCATCTCTCCCCCGTATTCAATTCCCGTTACAAAATCGCTTATGTCCCTTGTGACTCCGCTCTGCACATGCAAAACCGAATAGCTCATAGCACCAACTCCTGTCCCGGCTTAATAAGATTGGGATCTGGGCCTATTATTTTTTTATTTTTTTCATATATCTCCTTATACCTGCTTCCATCCCCATACTGAAGCTTTGCTATAGCCCACAGTGAATCCCCCTTTTTCACCGTATAGACAGACGGGCTTTGCCTTTCAACCGTCCTTACCATTGCTGATGTGCCGGAGGCCGAAGCACTGCTTTCCACTATTTTTGCCTGTATAAACCTGTACTCCTTAAGCACAAGGTCATAGTACACATCACCGGGCTGCCCGCCCTTCTCCCTGTAGCTGAACTCCTCTATCATGCACGCCATGTTTATATTCATTCCCATTATCTTAAGGCGGATAGGCCTTTTAGTGTCCATCCACCTGCTTATTCTCTCTACTGCAACATAGGGCTCTGTAAATTCCTCGCTGGAGCACTGGCAGTAAGGCGCGTAATATGAAGGGCAAAAGGAGGATATGGTTATTCCCTTAAGCTTCCTGTTCCCTATAATTCCTATCTCTCCTAAGTTCACAACCTCTGCCGTGCTGTTTGAAAGCCCCGTCCGCACCTCAAGCTGATCAGGAACCACAGGCAGGGCCAGAGTCTCGGCGTTGTTATTGAAGGACAGCATAATCGCTATATTACCTCTGACTGTTTTTATGCTTGAATCCGAAGCTGAACTCATGTGTTAAAAGCCACCTCCCCCATAGTTGCCGAAGCCTCCTTTATCTTTGCCACAAGGTCGTTTACTATATCGTTTGTGGACTTGTTCACTCCGTTTATTGTGATATTGAAGATGCTTCCTCCCTTTGCCGAAGGTACATTTGCGGTGCCGTCCCTCATGCTTTTGTAATTCTTGTTCTCATGGGCGGTCAGAACCCGCTCCCCCTGATGCAGCTCAGCTATATATCCGTCATAGGGTACATATGAAAGCCCAAGTGCGTACGATCCATTGCTGCCGACTCCTCCGAAGGAGCCTCCTGCTCCTGAGCCGACCACACCCCCGCTTAATGCTCCCCCCTCAATACCAAGCAATTTTTTCAGCCATCCCGGCATTATGCTTAAAATAGGCTGAATAACATTTTTTGAAAACCAGTCCGCAATGTTTCCAAATACCGATGCAATGTAATCCCAAACTCTTCCGACAGCCTCCTTTACGGTATCCCAATTTTTTACAAGGAGTACTATAATTGCTATAAGAGCTGCAATCCCTACGATTATCCATGTAATCGGGCTTGTTATAAAGGCTGAGCTAAGCACAGTTTGAGCTGCCGAAGCTGCCAGCAATGCAACCCTCATTAATCTGTAGCCTATGTTTAACCTTGAAATTGCTCCTCCTACCGACTGAAATACTTTAAGGATTCCGTTTCCCGCTCTGCTCAATGCATTAAAAGCACCTGAGCCTACGTTTCTCAGGGAATTTATAATAGATGATATAGCATTTGTCCCCCCGCCAGGGCCACCGCCGCCTCCATTACCTCTATTACCACCATTCCCACCGCCGTTTCCTCCGCGGAGTCTGCCGACTAAGCTTGATATCTTGCCACCTATTGCTGCTATAATCTTATCCAGTGCTTTGCCTATTGTGGCATCATATATTGCGTCAAATATTTGATCAAAAATCTTGTCCAAAATTTTCTCCAGAAGCTTTTCCAGAAACCCTTTCTTATCGTCCTCCTGCGCCTGTACATTATAAGATATGCTTATGTTGTTTGTAACACTGGTCACCTTGCTTATGTTGTTTGTAATACTGGTAATATTGCTTATGTTGTTCGTAATGGATACCGTCTTACTATAAACACCTCTTTTGTCACATCCACACTGGGATTTAATATTGACAATTACCTTAATCTGGCAAGGCTTGATTTTGTCTAATATTTCCTTTAACAACTCCACTATTTTTGATAGGAAGCCAGAAATCTGCTTAATTCCGAACTGCACCACCGAAAGGATCTTTTTGTGGAAGGAGCTTATTTCCTCATGCATGTTCCGTGCAATGCGCAAGGCTGGCCTGAAGCCTCTTTCGTCTACAAACTTCATAAACTCCGCCGACCTGTTTAAAACACTCTGGTTGCTTTGGATGCTTTTCAGTATGCTTTCAACTCCCGGGCTTACAACCGATACCTGTTCCATGTATTTCACCGCCTTTCCTATTACAGCAAATTCAAAAGGGCATAGGGGCACGACATGCCGCCCTCTCCCATTTCCCTGATTGCCTTTGCCTTTTGTTCATCCTCAAACTGCATAAAAGCCTCCAGCACCAATCTTTCCCCTGCCGGAAGCCTTCTTGTTATGCCCGGCAGAATTCCCTTCTGCCAGTTTCTGTAGCAGAGATAGGTTATTCTATCCCTGCTTATGAGTTTTTTACCTCTTCCACCTTGTTCTTTCCATAGCCGCTAAGCTCCTGTATTTCGTCGTAGACAGACGTGATTTCTCCTATAAGGAACAGCTTCTTTAAAAGCTCCATAAAGTTGGGAGCCTTGAATTTGTTTTGCAGATCCTTGTTTTTTATGTCGGGATCAAGCATACACCTCGCAGCGGTGAGATACTTCATTTTTGAAGAATCCACCTCCACGCCGTCCTTTGTTATTGTCATGCAGTCCCTCTGTATTTCTTCCTCCTCATCCGGCCTTATGGCGCGGAACCTGATTATAAAGGCCTGCTTGTAAAGTGCGCTGAGCCTTTTAATTTCCAGCTCCTTCTCGGGAAGCTTGAATTCGTTTATATCATTGGATAAAAGCATCTCGGTAAGATTCATGTTTTTAAATACCTCCTGTATTTTTATGTGAAAGCGCGGAAGGAAATACAGGCTGAGTGAAAAATTTCAGCTTGTCACCGCTTCGGCAGCATGGGGTACGGTTCCTCTGCTTTCCTTTCAGTCCTTTGCTGCGCTGCGGAAGCACAGGAATCCGTCCCCAAGCTTCCTCCGCTGCTTTTTTGCGAATGCCAACGCTTCGTTTTCTCCTGAATAGTTTTCACACAGCCTTAATATCTCCGCACTTTTTACGAGTTTAATCTTCATCCCCGGTTCTTCCCCTGCATCGGGAGAAGGGCGTTTACGAAGCCTCTTTCCTTATGGCAAATTACGCAGTTATTTCATCTAAGTATTCAAAGTCAGAAAACGTGAAGGGTATGTCTACCGCTCCCGCCTTTGCCGCCTCCCAGTCCATCAGTGTCAGGTCGTCAAAGGACACGTTTTTAAGCAGCACCTTTTCCGCGCCATAGCTGTCGGGGTCGGCAAGGCTGCTCATAATATAGAAGCGGATGTCGTGCCCTCTTCTTATGCCGTCTGCCAGAAGTGTACCCATTCTTGAGGATATCTTCCTTATTTTAAGCGTGCCCTTTCCGTTAAAGCCCACCATTTTGGACTCCGTCCCCGGTCTGCCGCAAATGCTGATTTCTTCCTTCTTTTTTTCCACCTTCGCTTGAAGGGCATACGCCTCCATTATCTCGGAATCGTTAAGCCAAACCTGTCCGTAGGTGCCGTTTATTACTCTCTTTGTCTCAATAGCCATTTATACCACTCCCCCTTATATAATAGTTGTAAGCGTGAAATCCTCAATAGCATCAAGGATTTTTATATTGCTCTGCAGAAATACCCTGTCATGAGTATTCGCCTCTTTTATTTGCTGATCGCTCATGTCGGAGGTGTTAACTCCAATGCCTTCCAAGTATTCCTTCTGAGCCTGCATGTCTATGCCCGTTTCGTTATTAAAGGCGGGATCAAGCAGCCCGTCGTTTGCCATCCCTTCATCGTATGCCTTTATGGCATTAACCAGCAGCAGCTTGTTGTCATAGCTGTTGGGGTATTTCCCGATATACGAATCCTCTACCGTCTTTTTAATGTCATCGTGCCTCATGTCCATAATGTCCACCATCTTGATTTTCTTGAAATCCTCCCCCTTATCGGAGGTAGTTGTTACAAGGCTGTTTACCGCCCTTGCAATCTTGACCTTTTCTCCGTCATGGTACAGCACAAGCTTTCCTACGCCGATTGCCTCATCGTACTGGCTTTTTGTAAGCCTGGGTATGTCAGTCACCTCGGGAAGAGGCCAGAAGGTGGCGGAAATATTCAGCGGAGTGCCCGCCAGCAAGCCTGCTATTCTGGCAGTATACATCGACGCGCTATAGGTCTTTGCCCCAACCTCTATATTGCCGGTGGCAAAGTTGATAATCCCTTCGCTGTCGGCAGCCGTATCGGGCAGCACAGCCTTTACCTTTATATCCTTTTCGTCTCTTAAGTCCTTTACCCAGCCGGCAACAACAGCGGCACCCGCCGCGTCAATGCCCGGCACCGCAAGGTAGTCGAACCTTCTGGTTTCAAGTGCGCTTAAGGCGCCCGTATAATCCGTGCTGTTATCGGGAATGACAACCAGTATGAGCTTTTTGGGAGGCTTGGCCCCCCCTATAAACGCCTTCCCGGCAATATCCCTGTTGGACTCGGAAAGTGTTGCGGGTATTGCAGAAGCATCGCCCGCTTCCACTACAGATACCGCCGACACCGATGCGTCCTTCAGCACCAGGGCAACTATTCCCCTGCTGCCCCTTGTTATTATTGAAGATGCCTTGCTTTTAAAAGTAACTAAAATTTGTGGTAATCCTAAAGACATAATTTTATCCCTCCTGATTTACTTTAAGGTTTATTTTGTTCATTTTTGGGTGAGCTTCCTCACCTATCGGCCTGTCATAAATATCCACAGGCCTGTAGTCGCAGAATACAAGCTTTACAATAAGAAAGGTAACGCCGTCCCGCCTTCCGCCTCTTAGAAGCACAACCTTCAGCGCGCGTCCCCCAATCCTTACAAAGCCATTTCTGAACACGCTTTTTAGACTGCTGTATACATCAAGGGGCTTTATCCCCTCTTGCTGCCCCGCCTGTTCCGAAGGATAATAGTCAATACCTACGCACACCGTCTCTACGGTCTGCACCCTGTTGTCGTCCTCCGATCTGTCGGAATCAATGTACACATCAAATGAGGGTGCTGTGATTACACCCGGCATTCCGTGAAGGTATACCTCAGCCTCGGGATATTGCTCCTTTACCGTATCCGCTATGCCCTTCACAACGTCTTTTACTGTCAGCATTTCTTTTCCACCGCCTCACATACCGGCAGCACTTTCATAAACGCTCCCCCCTTCTGCCAATAAAAAAACCCCCGGATTAATATTTTTAATATTAATTACAGGAGCTCCTTTGTAATTATCTCAAGATAGCTTAGAGGGCTCTATGCGGAAGTACGGCCGTACCCTTCCCGTTTCTTAAGAGCCTTATTCTAAATTATCACAGTTTAAAGTTTAGCAGAAATAATTCCTATTGTCGTCCGGGATTTGTCCACGATTTGTCCACGATTTGTCCGGGAATTTTCCACGGTTTGTCCACGATTTGCCCACACCTTATACCGCATCTCTGGTCCCGCCGTTTCCGCAAATCAGGCCGGCAAGGCACCGTACCGCCTCCCTGCACACGCCATAGCACCTGCTGAGGCTCATATTCATTGTATATGCCGTTTGCTCCATTGCCACGCAATTAATATAGTAGCTTTTTACAATCGTGCCATACTTCTTATTAATCCTCCCCAGAAGCTCAACACCCTCTTCCACAACGGCTATATCGTACCTCATACGCTTAAGCTCCTTCTCCATCTCCGCCCTTGCTCTCCTGTAATCACTCACACAGCCTTTGCGGTATTCCATAGCCGCCGCTTCAACCTTGTTGAGCTGGGATACCTCAACGCCCTTTTCCATTACAAACTTGGGAGCGGCCCCCGAATATCCTGAGCCGTACATCCTGTATTCAATATAGTCACTGTGCTCCTCCGGGGCCAGCCTCTTAATTTCACCCTGAAGGGCGTTTACCCTTTCCTTGTTGCGCCTGTATTCCTTTAACAGTCTTTCTGTTTCAAGCATTCCGTTGTTCATATATATACCTCTCCTTCTCCCGCCAATACCTTAGAAAGCATTTCGGCTGCCTCTCGGCAAAGCTCATAGCACTTGCTTCTGCTTATATGCATTCTTTCGGCTATGTCCTCCATCCTGCAGCCCTCAATATAATAATCGTTTATTATGGCCTTGTACCTTTTATCCACCTGCTCAAGCGTATTAAGAGCGTCCTCCGTCACTTCCTGTACAATCCTTAAGCTCTTCAGCTCCTTTTGAAGGCTCATTTTCATCCGCAGCTCTCTTCCGTATTCCTCTTCAGTCTCATGCACTTCTCCATCACTTACGCCCATCCTCTCCGGTTCCTCATTAAACGCAAGCCTTTTTATCCTGCTTTCTATGAACAATATGCGCGCCCCGTTCAGCCTGTAGCCCTTCAATAGCTTTTCAACTACTGTATATCTGCTCAA